ACGCGACCTACGCAGCGGCGCCCGCCACACTCTTTGAGAACCTCGCCGGGTTCAGCCGGAAGGAAGGCCGCCCGATCTCTGCCGCTGAGCGCAAGATCGCCGCCGCCAACCTCGCGAGCCTCCGGGCGATTGAGCGGATACTAGAGAGGGGAGGTGAATGATGAGATTTAAAGCCACGCTGACCCCGACCAGTGGTCCCGGGAGCACGATCTCGCTCGGAGATACCGAGATCAAGGGGGTGCAGTCTGTGGAGATCAGTGCCGCAGTCCACGACATAACAACCGTCAAGATCGCGGTCATCGGAATAGACGCGATCGTCGAAGGGGACGCCGGGGCAGCCTATGTCGTGGATGCAATGTCGGGCAGACACTACCGTCTTGTGGAGGTAGAGTAATGGCAAAATTCAGAAAGAAACCAGTAGTTATCGAAGCAGAGCAGTTGATTGAGAGGACCGAAATCAAAACCCTTGAGGGAACAATGGTCGGGAACCCGGGTGACTGGCTGATAACCGGCGTCGCCGGCGAACAGTATCCTTGCAAGGACGAGATTTTCCGTGCAACCTACGAGGAGGTAGAGTAATGGCCCGGGTTGAATCTCGCGATTGGGTTGAGATCCATCTCGGCGAACTCGGGGTCGTCGACGGACGTGCGACAGTGCCGTTGACCTGGACCCTTACGGGCGCGTTCTATGCATTCCACGATGCGCTCCTGTACAGCGCCCACAAGTATTATCCGAGGCTCCTGTAGATGCCGACCGACGAGCAGCGCAAAGCCATCGAAGAGGTCCTCGCGGACCGGCAGGAGGCAATCGCTGCCGCCCTCATCGAGGAGGCCGAGACCCTCGTCCCGGTCGCCGTGCAGTCCACGCTCGGCGAACTCCGGCGCCGGACCGCCGACAAGTTCACCCGGCAGATCGTCGCCGGCATCACGAAGGAGCAGGTCGCCGCCTACCGGGCGCAGGTCGCGAAGGGCGGGACCGATATCATCGAGCGCGTGGTCACGGCCCTCGGCGACGGCCGCGTCTCCATCACCACCCGGCGCACGTTCAAGCCCTGGCTCAGCGACATGGCCACTCGGGACCAGGAGGGGATCCTCCGCATCATCAGCGACGGGCAGCGCGACGGCATGCATCCGCACCAGATCGCCCGCGAGCTCCGGGGCTACTTCGACGGCACGGAGCACAACGCTGTCACCGCCGCCCGCACGGAGGCGCAGAAACTCCGGACCGACGCCCGGGTTGCGACCTACCTGAAGACCGGCGTCCACTATCTCGAGTACATCGCCGTCGGCGACGATGTGACGCGACCGGAACACCTCGCCCGGGACGGCAAGATCTACCCGATCGATAAGGCCCCGTGGCTCGGGGAACCGAACTGCCGGTGTATCCTCATCGACGCTGACTACCGCGTCGAGGAAGAAGCCGCCGCCGTGGAAGAATCTGACAGCATCACCCTAACACCAGAGGAACTCGAAGTATGACTCGCCCACCGACACTCACCGATCGCCAGATCCAGATCATCCGGGAGAACCTCGACCTGTTCCCGGCCGACATCCTGAAACTTCCCGAGTTTGCCGACACTGACGTCACCCGGCACACGATCCGGAACTACCAGCGCCGCCTCAAGAACGCCGCCGTTATCGACGAAGAAGAGGACCTCCTCACACGCCTGAAACAATATATGAACCGGTATGGTCTCGAATCACGGTCCACGGCCCGCGAGGAGTCACCGGGTTCATCCGGCACCTGGAAACCAAGATCCATTTACGCGCGATTGAGCGCGACAATTCCGAAAACAGAGCCGCGTGATGCGTAGAATGCCCAAAAAAGGGCCACAATTTTTTATATACCGGATGCCTGCCAAGCATATTCTATGTCTTGTGGAGAGAAATCCAACGCTTTTGCCAACCTCCACGACGTCACGCTCCAACGCCTCGACGTGTACCACCGGAACAACGGGGGATACGTGTTCTACGACTCGAAGCACTTCGCGCCGACCGTAGACCACTGGAACACCGTCCCAGTGATTTATGTTGAGACGGAGCCGGGGAAGCCTGCAGAACATCCGCAGTTCAAAGACGTGATTACCCGCACCCTCCCCGCGAAGTTCCGCACGGTCGGCAGCGTATCCGCCGCCCATCTGACGGAGACCGGCGAGAAAGTGCTCAAAGGTGCGATCGCGTTCTCGGACCCGGCGATTGCGGCAAAGGCCAACGCGGGCGAACTCTCGCTCTCGACTGGCTCGCCTCCCCGGAGGCCCCGGATCCTCGGCTGCCTGGAGCAACCAGGATCGCCGGTCCGGTGACCCCGAACCACATCCTCGTGTTCGATCGCGGAGCGTGCCCGAACTGCTATCCGAACGACAGTGGAGCAATGTTCCACAATCTACAGGAACCAGACATGCCTGACGACGAAACCAAGGGACTGCTCAAGACGATTGCCGACGCGCTCACCCGGCGCGAGCCGGCACCCGTACAGCACGTCAACCTGACCGAGTTCGAGAACCTGAAGAAGGAACTCGAAACAGCGAAAGCACAGACCGCAGAACTCGTGAACCTCAAGCAGGAACTTGAGACCCTCAAGGCCGAGAAGGCAACCGCCGAGAAGGACACCAAGTGGAACGCCATGAAGGCAAACTTCCGGAGGGCTGGCTCGGTGCGAAGGAGCCCGAGACTCGGAAGGAGTTTGAGGCTGACCCCGGCGCATTTGCGCTGAAGGTGGTCGCGTTCAAGAACACGCAGCCGCAGGAGCAGCAGGCCGAGGGCACTGGCGCGACCGGAGGTTCCGGAGACGCGGAAAGCACCGAGGAACAGAAGTTTGCAAACATGGCCGCAGAGGTCGCGAAGGCGACCGGGATCCAGTTTGTGTGAGGTGAGAAAGACATGGCATACGAAGCAGGAGAGTTCTTCCCCGGCGCCCGGGTGCAGAGAGTCACAGCAAGCGCAGATATTGCAAAGGGCGCCGTTGTCACGATCACCCCGGCCGCACCATCTACCGCAGCGGCCTGTGCTGAAGACGGTGTCGGGCCGTTCGCGGTCGCGATCGAGGCCGTGGCGAACGGCAAGACCGGCCGCGTCGTCACGAAGGGAGAAGTCTCCGTGGACTGTTCCGGCACTGTTACACCGCGCCGTTGTGACTGGAAGTGGCGGAAAGTCAAGGTATGCGACACCGACCCGTCCGCAACTGGATCAAGCCGCTTGGTCGGATGACCGTCGGCGGCGCAAACGGCACCGTAGGTGTCGTCGACGTAGGAGGGTTCTAATATGGGAACACAGGAATGCTCGGTAAGGTCCAGATCGAAGGGGACTGGACGCAGAAACGCCTGATCCTCCCGGTGATCCAGGCAGCGCTCGAACGCACACAGCTTGCGTCGCCGCTATCGGGCCGACGATGACCTACGCGAAACTCAAGGGCACGATCCCCCTCCTCGGTCCTGTCCCGGTCCAGTCGCAGCTCGACGAGTTCGAGCACGCGGTCGGCGGTGGCGGTAAACCGTCCGGGTTCGACATCGAGGTGCTCAAGGACCGCGTGGTCCTGTACGTTTCGGATGAGGCGGAGATCGAGAGTGATGTCGGGAACCCCATGAGCCTGCAGCAGCAGGCCGCAGCCGGCGCCCTGGCGGCGAACCTGAACAAACTCATCGCCGAGAGACTCAACACGACGCCGCAGATCTACAACACCACCGGCGACCTCGGGNACTGGGCCGCAGCCGGCGCCANNCCACGCTTGAGGTCGGAAAACTTGTTGCCGCGATGGGCGTCCACCGGCCGACCGCGATCGTCATGGGTACGCTCGCGGGCGCCTACTACGCCGACGCCGTGGGAGACAAGGTCGCGATCGCCAACCTCACCGAGTGGCGCGGGGCGGTATCTATCCATCCGACGCTCACATCCCGGTCTTCATCAGCACCGACGTCGACAAGCTCGACGACACGAGCGGCAACCGCTACGTGTTCGGCGTCTGCAATACGACACCGGGCGTTGTGACCGTGCTCTCGAAGATCAAGGCCCGGCAGTACGACGACCCGAATCTCGGCGCTCAGGTTCTACCAGTACGACATCTGGCGTTCGCCGTTCTCGAACATCCAACAGACGTCTGGCAAGAACCTCGGCGTGATGCGCGGCTACATGACGGAGAGCTGATCTCTCCCCTTTTTGGAGGCGGTTCGAATGTCCGAATCGTTCGCATCCCGGTTCATGACACTGGAGGAGAAGCAGGCGATGATCGCCCGTGACCCTCAATCAGCTCAGGCACTCCACAACGGGCCGCGGACCGGGTTCGCGCACAACTGCTACGCTGGCGGGCTCGGGATGTTCTTTCAGAAGACGATCAAGAACACGATCCTTGAGAAGTTCCTCGACCAGGCGTGGCAGGGGTTCCTGAATACCGGTGCGCCGGGTCTAAGGCAGCGTATCGTGAGGCAAAGAAGAACCCGGATGCCGTCTTCCAGTACGACGACCCGCTCCCCGCGCTGCTCAACCGCGTCATGAAAGAGAGTATCGCGGAGCACCACACCGGACAACGACGCCGCCGCGGAAGCAATCAGCTCATCGCGGCACGGCGATCCGACATCACGCTCACCCTCCTCAACGAGGACATCTACTACCGGGCACGGTGCAAAAGAGCACCTCCGCGATATCCTCGCCGCCGTCGCCGAGCACCCGGAATACCTCGACCTCTCGCTGGAGGAGGAACAGAACATCCGGAGGTGGAACGGGTGCAGCCCGTGATCGACCCTCNCNCTACCCTGCAAATGGTGCAGGCGCTTCGAGGGGTGCAACCGGGCTCCCATATCCCGCCGGGCTCACAGTGATCACCGACCGGCTTCTTCGAGGAGGATCCCCCNTGCCGACCGAGCGGGTAACGTTCTTCGCCCTGCTCCCNGTCCTGACGCCTTACACTGCAACGTCCGGCACAGTTCGACCTGCCTCTACCCCCTACGCGCTCGACGAGTTCGGAGGGCGACGAATCCGGGATGCAGTAAGACCGGCGCCGAACGGGCGCTCGCCTACCTCACTGGCGCCACTATCTCGCCGGCGGGGAGTGACCAGATCGGGTTCAGCGGCGAGAAGATCGACGACTACAGTTATACCCGTCGCCGGGCCGGCAACGACCTCGTCCCGCTGGTACGTCCTGTACCGGCAGCAACTCGACCGGTGCCGCGACGCACTCGCCATCGGCCCGGCAGCGCTCGCAGGCGTCCAGCACGNNGACGTCTCCGGGCTTTCTGACCTGCACCTCGATCAGAACCCCGTCGTGCGCGTGAGGAGGGATTCTGATGAGTCTCCCTGAAGGAGCGCTCTTGGCGCGCTGACTGACCGCGAACTCCTCCTGATGGTCTACAGCAAGGTCGACACGATCGCCAAATCGCAGACCGACATCGAGGTCTCGCGTCAGGGTCCTGGAAGCGCAGAGCAACCGGACCCTCGGCCTGATGGCGGCGACCGGAGGAGGATCGGGGGCCGTCGCCGGCGGCGTGGTCGCAGTGGTCATGAAGCTCCTGGGAGGGTTCGGATGAGCCTCGCGGGCCTTCTGAACCCAGGAGGTGCAGATCAAGGCGCGGACCGGCACCACCTACACCGGCGATCCGAGTATGCGACCTGGTCAACCTACCCGCACCGAAATCTCCTACAAACCGCGCGGGTCCTGACCGCGACCGGGTGATACGGTCGTCATATGCCCGGGGTCACGTTCGCAGTTGAGGCCGGGGACGAGGACCTCGTCGTCCTCCCCG